ATTCGGCTGGAGTTAAGTCGCATATTTTAGCTGGACAATTGTCACATATGTAATTAGTATCACTGTTACAGCCCCAGTAATCTTCGATGCTATCTGATCTTGCATCTTCAAAGATTTTTTCGAAGCTGTCTATCTCTCCACTTTTAAGCATTTGCTAATCCTCAATAGCTCCAATCGCATAATTGATACAAGTTACTGCTTTACGTAGATCCTCTGTGCCGTTCTTGTTTGGCCACCTCCAGATATATTTCATGGAACAGATGAGCCAGTAGTAAACCATAGGATCAATGTCCTTCGGCCACATAGACACCATAGATTCCATGGCTTCTGAACAGGTAACTTTTGATCCTTTGTAATAATCTGGGTCAGTAATGTTCATTATTCATCTTCCTCAAATACGATGTTATAGCATTTATCATAGGCATTATAGAAATGGATCCAGTCATTTAGGCACATTGTTACAAGCCACCTGCATCTATTCTTCCTATGCATTACAACAGGTACATCGCTGCCTTTGCATTCACTTGAACTTTGTTCCATAGCTTTATAAAGATTGAGCTTCTCAACTCTTTTGCATTCAATGTGAACACCTGGTAGTCCGACAACATCAGCGTCTCCATTAGCTCCGCAGTACTGCTGTCCTCGTCTAGCTCTCCATCCACTATTTCTTAGATATAATGCTAGCTCGCGTTCTCCATCTGCTCCTTTTCGTTTCGAATTAGTCATAAGTAGTACCCCCTAGCTACGTTTTTAGCTATCACGTTTTCTTTAGCTTCGTCGATGTCTACCTCATTGCTAATCATGTTAAGTGTGGTCTCAGCGCAATGGATAACATCCATAGTTTCTTCTGCAAAATGTTCGGCTGTATCCACCCCACGTTGCCAGTCGAAATATGCATTTGATACTTCAACAACTTCTGATACTAAATGCTCTAGTTGTTTTTCTGGTGTATCTTCTGGTTTACATTTTGGAAAGTTAAAATCATAATGATGCTTGTCCACGTCCCCTACTTTCCAGTGTCGCGATATTACTTTTTTAATTTATGCCAGTATAGATACCCGTTGCAAAATGGACACCAAGCTTGATGAATCTTTATTGGTGCGCCACATTGACATCTCCAAAAGCTCCCATAATCTTTTGTCTCGAGTTCTATAGGCACAACAATTTTAGCTTTCTTTCTCCGTGTTGGTAGTGCTGTCATCGCAATCACTGATCCTAATTAAATAGTAGTTACACATATCTTCACCCCCAATTCTGTTCTTAGCTCCGGCTCCCTTGGTCCGTAGTATATCATATATATAGGATCTTTTTAATACATATAGTATTTTTATTCTGGATTCGGCAGGCTCATCCATTCAGGATCAACATATTCAATTACTTTAGTTTCACGTGTTGGTTCTGATTTGCGACCACCAGTTCGTTTAAGGATCATCTCGATTGCTTTTTGCCTATCCTTTTTCTTGTTTACATTTTTACCTACAGGGCAAACAGAAATGGAATAGGTAGCTTTAGCAATAGCAATGATACATGGATCTTGTGGGAATATCCTTAACTGTTCTACATTGTCCAACTCAAGTACATCGTCCAAAGCGTCACCAAAAATATTAGCAAACTTATCTCGCTCACCTTCTTCTGGAATGGTGCCGTCAACTCTTTCAACTACTTGTTGGATACATCCAATATCAGTTTCAAAGACAGCGCAAAATATGAGCTGAGCAGCAAAGTAACACTTAGCATTAGGAGCACGTTCTCGCATCTCAAGAACTTCTCCAATAGTTTTTTCAAGGCATAGATAAGTGAGGTAATCATCAATCCCCGTCCACGTCTCCCGAGTTTTCTGTACTGTTTGCAAGCAAAATTCGTTTCCGGTTTTGTTGGTATTCATTGTACTTATCCTTAGCTAGCCTACTTCTTCTTTGCATATTTGCATCGGTTTTCGGGTTGGTTGAATGACCAGGCTTCAATAGCTTCTCATCAGGAATAGGTTTCATGTTTCCTTTACGTGGCATTTCCCCTCGTTCAATTAGCCACTCGCTTCTAAGCTTCAATCCATACGGTGGTTTCTTTAGCGCATTCACTGACAACGTATAATGTGGCTGACGAATCGTCATGCCTCTTTGATTGTCGTGAGCTGACTTCTGAATCCTCGTTGAGTAATAAGCCATAAGCTTATGAAGCTTCTGTGTGTATGCATTGTCTTTTGTTGTAGCTTGCCTGTTGAACAAAGCTGTAAACATTTGACCTGCACGAAAGCGTCTGTTGTAGTGATTCTTTTTCCAATCTGGATTAAGCTCCGCATCAGCAATGAAGGCCCGAAGGGCCTTCTCTAATTGATACAAAGCTTTATCGCAATACTGATCCCACGCATCATCTTCAAGAATCGTTGGTACAACTTTAGGATCGAACCATTGCTCATGTGTTTCAATTGGTTCTGCTCCTGCAAGATCGAATCCTTTGCCTGATTCCCAGGCTTTAATAATAGAGTCCTCCATTAGTTTTCTTCTCTCGCTTTTTGAATGTTGATAACTTTGAATCGTATTCATCTGAATAAAAGCCACCGTAATACAGCGGCACATCATAATTGCCATCATCATTTATCTGGAGATACTGTTTCTCCTTTATCGCCATGACAGCGTATCTAAGTGCGTCCATGAGATGTGAGTACCTACTGTGTTTTGGTTTAGCTGCCCAATCGTCTTGACTTGCTAGACGCTGGTATTCATAGTTCATGAAGCATGTGAGTAACCATTCACAATTCCCAGAATGAATCATCATATTCGGTAGCATCTCTCTTACGAGTTGAATGCCTCGGTCTACGCGCTCTCTTTCGAGACCGTGCCAATAGATCGTCGGAAACATTTTTCTTGCTTCTTCTATAGGTGTCTCGCTCGATGCGCTTCGTTCTGCGTCCCATGGCAATGCCCCAAATCTAATCATGTGGAAGTATGGCCTACGCGAAATATCACTTATGCATTCAACAAGTGACTTCGATCTATCTTCATAGATATCGTAGATCATCATTCTATTATTGTAGTATTGAAAAATGATAGCTGCTGTTGCGTCAGTTTGCTTATCCTTTGATGAAATGTCGAATGCTATATAGACTGGCTTTGTTGCATCGAGATTGAATTCACAATATCTTTTTTCCGATACAACGTATTCGATGGCTCTATAAACTAGACCAGCGTTAACTGTTGTAAAGTTGCATTCGTATTCCTGCTCATATAAAGCTAGGTTCCCAAACTGCTTTAAGTATCTATCTTTAAGTATCTCAATTTGCTCTTCCGTATACAATGGTCTAAGTCCACCATGACCATCAGGTACAACTACATCATGAATTGTTTTTTTATCAACGTAGCATTTACCGTGTTCACCTGGAAAATCATCTGGATCATCGCAGCCTGTGTATGTTTTCAAAAGCTCATAGTAAACGTTTTTGATTCCACGTGGTGTGCCATTGAACCCTACATACAATGGCAGACCCATGGCAAGCTTCTGATCCCAGATAGGTTCCATATACATAAATGCGTTGTCTCGATATAAGGAAGCTTCTGAAACATAGAAGTTATCGTATGAAGAGCCGATAGCTTGGCTATCGTTCAGAAATCCAATAAACCTGATACGAGCTGGTGCTTGATTGTTCTCATTATTCAGCATCAACACTTCGCGTCTTGTGTTGTTAGCATCAATGAGATCTTCTGGATAATCATTCCAAAATTCACGGCCATCGATGTATTTATTAAAGATATTGTTCGTAATCCATTTGTTATCTAGGCCAATGTATACCGATTGTGTGCCTGAATTATCCCAGGCACGACGCAGACAATACTCAATATCATCTGCGTCTTTACCTGTCTGCCTTGACCACAACTTGAAGTAATAGTTGTACTTACCTGAGCTTCTTCTTGCCCAAGCTTCTTGTTGATGTGGCCAAGGTTGATAAAACCTAGGTACACTAATCTGTTGCTTCGACTGATTCATTTTCTTCAGATGCCTCTGAATTTATGATTTCGATTTCTTCGAGAAGCAAACGACGCATGTTCAAGATTCGCTCACCAAATGGGCGAATGAAATTAAATGTAACTGATGCACGGAAGATATCATTGAAGTCCTCGCACTTGTCATGACGAGGAAACATTTCCTCATATACATCTTTATATTCTTCTGCTGTCACATCTTCAAATGAAAGATTGTTAAGCTTACCTTGCATGTCGTCAATGAGTGCTTGAACCATCTTCATGATTCCATCAATGTAATCTTTAGTTGCAGTGTAGCCGTGGAATTCTTTGTAATAATTATAGATATCAACCCACGCATCAATGCGATCGCAAAGAATACGTTTTGTATCTAGCATTTGATTTTCGATTGTCATGTATTCATCGAAGTGTTTTTGTACATCTTCCATTGTGTGCTTCATTTATTTGCCCTTCTTCTGTTGCTGTAGCATCTTCATTGCTTCTGCGAGTGTCTTTGGTTCAGCTTCACTTGTTGACGTTGAACCTTGTGACGACTTCGTATCTACAGATGGAGTGCGTACTTGCCCTTGTGCTTTTGTTGTCTGCTGTGACGCTTGTGTTGATTGCTGCTGTGGTGCAAACTGAGCAATGATTTTGTCAGCTTGAGCTGCTGCTGAATTGAGATTACATGAGTATCCGATAACAGTACCATTGCCAGCTTTGACCTCATAAGGTTCAATGAGTTGATTGATCACAGCTTGCTTCTGCTTTGAGAACTTCTCAAATGTTGGAGCAAACTCAAGCAGATCCATTGCTGGTTTGAACTGCTTGTTAATACTCTGACGTTCAGCGTATGCAGCTTTCCTAAACTCATTGTCCACATCTTTATTAAAAGCTTCACACCAGCTCTGTGCTTCTGCTCTTGATTGGAATGGACGATTAGGATCATCTGGGTTTATAAAAGTTACA